ACACCAATTATTGGCATTATTCGCTTCAATTGAACACATACAGACAGATATTGGAGACAAAATATGGCAAAAAAGTTACAAGTTTGTGTCTTGTCAGGATACATCCTGACCACCCTGAGCAAACATATGAACTGCTTCCTGTACCTATTTTGACTAAAGAAATGGATACATTATTTGTCGAATTGAAAAAGAAACAGGAATAATATACAAGAATATAAAAATGTAAAAAAGACTTAAATATATATTTAAAATACAATGAATAGAAACGAATATGGTGAATATTATTAAAATTATAAATACTGCTTGCTTGATATATATAATAACAAATGATAAAACAAGAAATGTATTGTTAAGTACAATACAATATTTATATGCTTTTTTATTGAAAGAAATAAATGATGCGTTTAAAAGACAAGATGAGTTTATAGCATTTTTGGTTAAGGGTGATAGGCCAGTAGTCGAAAGCTTGGACGTCGCAAGCTTAGAAGTCGCAGGCTTAGAAGTCGCAGGCTTAGAAGTCGCAAGCTTAGAAGTCGCAAGCTTAGAAGTAAAAGAAGAAGTATCAGCAGTAGTAAAAGAAGAGAAATTCGAGGACAAATATTTACAAAAATTCAAGGCATTTAAAAATGAATACTCATTTACAACAGATGAATTACAATTAGAGCAAAAAAAATATGATGAACTGAAGGCTGTGTTTATGAAAAATAAGGCAAAAGATATCGAAGATATTTCATGGAAAATTACAAAATTACAGCGCGTTCTTGATTGTGTCACAATTGATGAAAATGGTACAATGACTGATGTTAGTGAAGATGGTAAACGTCTCTTAACCAAATATTATGATATTGAAGAGGAATATTACGACAACCCTGAAAACTACATGTTGTCAGATTTGTTTTCTGAATTGTCTGAAATATTGGAAGAAACTAAACAAAAGTTAAAGGAACAAGAGAGCCATGTTATAACCGATGAAGAATTTAAGGAACAGGCACATCAATATATGCTTAATTTAAAGTTAGATGGTTATATTAATAATTATGTAAATGAAATGACCCCGCTAGGTAATGTCTATATGCGCTATAATAATAGCAAGAAATCATTCGAGTATTACAGTAATAACACAATTCCTTACCGGTATTTGGAGCCAGTTGGACGTAAGTTTGTACTAACTTATTTCTGTAAGCCGTTATTTATTGACATTGAGGATGAACTTAACAAGGCTCAACTTAAAAAGGATGAAGAGAAGGATAAAAGAGATATTGATAAGGAGAATGATAAAAGAGAAAACGATAAAAGAGAAAACGATAAAAAAAATATATTTGCTCAATTGAAAACATATAATAATTCAAGTCATGAAATGTCGAAAATGGGCAAACAAAATGTATTACCGCCTCAAATAAAAGCTAATTTGCCAAATGTTAATACAAGCGATACTTCTAAAATGTTATTGAAAGAAAATGCTAACCGATATACTTGGGAAGGTCGACTCGCAAATATGAATTTACTGAAAAAAGTGGATAGAAAGGTTGTGGATAAGAAATACGCAATGTCATTTGCTGATTTTAAACGGTTGAAGATGTAATTATTATTTTCTAGTTTTTAACCAATCATTGTAACCATTGCTTTTTACAACATTGAATGATGAACCTAGATGATTATGTGCTATTTTATAGGCTTTCTTTTCCAAATTAGATAAATGACTAATATATTCAATGATGGCTGCCTGAGTATCGGTATCATAATTTTCAAAGTTTTTGGGGAGTGGAAGCTCAGAGATGTTCATTTTATAATTGTTATATAATGTAATAATATAATATAGTATTTGATACAATATTATAAATCAATTTTTTATTACTTCTTTACTGTGTTTTTTAATTATTTCATATAACAAATATTTGGTTGATTATTTCCAAAATAGGTTGCTGAGCAAACAATTCTGCTATTTGTTAGTTTAACTTCACTATTATTCATCATATTTGTTAGTTGTGTATCTATTTGATACCCATTTGAGGTTAAAAATGAATACAGGTCTGGAATTTCGTTTGGTGTCATATAATTACAGCCTTTTTTACCGCAAGACAAATTTGAAAAAGGGTTTAACAATACCAGACCACATTGTTGCGTTTGATTACACAGCCCTCCTGTTTGAAATGGCGACAATCGTGGCAACTGTAATCTTCTTACTAATGAATTTAATGGTCCATCTGGTACTACATTGACCATCAATATATTCTTGTAACACTGATTGTCCCATGATGATTTATCTAAATATGGTTGCGTTGTAATTGTAAATGTTCTTGGAAAACTCATTTTATAAAAGGTGATAAAAAAATTGAATTTTAAAATGCTTATATAAATATTTGTATAATTATTTTAAACCTAAAACAAAACTTTCAAGTAACTTTTATAAATCTTAAAAAAATGTCTGCCTTATTCGAAACCGAGAACAAATATACAAGACACGAACCTTTATCCGACGATGACATTGAGATTGTTGATGACATCACAAGCAGATTAGACCACACTATTTATCGTTTCAAATTCACTGAGGAATTTATGTCGGAGCTATATAAGTTCGCCAAAATACATCAATATGACCATCGCAAGGATTTCAAGGAGGCGTGGACCAAATGGACTGAAGAAAATTCTGATATTATTATAAATGAGACGGATAGACTAATAGCACTTGGATACAAAAATGAAGAAAATATTGACGACAAGATGTTCAAGAGTGCGCGTTATTATTTCAGAAAGAAGAGCCCTGTTAAGCCTGAGCCGAAGCAACGTAGACAATATATCAGCGTAGACAGTGATTTGCTAGAGACAATGGACAGACACATTGTTGTTAATCGTGATTCAAAGCCTGAATCAGCATTTATTCTATTTTGTAAAGAAAATGAGGATATTTTGAGACAATCAATAGGGCAATTTTTAATAAAAGGTGTAAATGATACACAATTAATTCAGGCAAAGATTAAAAAAACATATAAGAATCGATATTTCTTACTTGTAAAACAATCAAAGAAATAAAACAAACTAACAAATAAAACAAATAAAAACAACTGAATATATTTAATTAATAAGAATGTCAAAACCAAATTACAAATGTGTTTATTTTTTCTTGGATGAAGATAAGTCAAAAGAAAAGGGTAATATAAGACTGAAATCATTAGTTTCCCGATATGTCAAAAAGAGTTTGTTAGGTCAGAATGAAATTGATATTTTGCTGCGAATTAGAGAAATAGCAGAATGTAATAGATTTTTTCATGTTTGCGAGACAATAGAACCCGTTAAAATTGCCGAATTGGGTACAAATTCCTATAATTTACAGGAAGTAAGTTTTATAAAAGATGACCATAGCATGGTGTTGCGATACAAGGACCAAGAGCTTCTATATTTGGACGGATTTATTTCTTCTTTAAGTTGTTCTAGAAAATATATATTCCTACTTTTTGACTTTTATCGTCGCTTATTAGTTAATATTCATTTGTTAGTTAGTAACAATATTATACACAATAATATAGGATTTAAAACAATGGTTGTAAACAGTTTTGAATTACCTATACTAACAAATTTCAGATTTTCGTTGGATTTATCTAAAAAGTCTAGAATAGAATTTATAAAACAGTTTTATACACAATATGTTCCTGGTCATATATATTGGCCCCCTGAAATTCACCTTTTAAGTTACATACTAACTAACAAACTAAGCAGTTTATCTTTGAATAATTTGGAGACAGTTTTTCAAGATATTTTACATAATACAAAAGGGGAAAAGGTGGAAAATGATGTTGTCGCATATTTTTCCAAATATGTGAATATGAATTGTGACCAGATTATAGAAGATTTACTACGTTTTAGTGGCACATGGGACCAATATGCGCTAGGTCAATGCTATTTGAATCTCATTAGGGATTTACAAAAGAACATAAAAATAAGTAATAATTTTATTGTTATGTTTTTAGATTTGTTACATGAAACAGTAGATATGATTCCTTCAAGACGCCCATTGGTCTCTAAAACGATGGATAAATATATGCAATTATTTGACAATTGTGATGTGAATCAACTGTATAAGTTGCTTTTCTTTTAACGGCGTCTAGAGCCACGTCTCTTCTTAGTCCCACGTCTTTTAGAACCACGTCTTTTTCTAGAACCAGCAATCATTGGCTTAGGACCATGATTAACTGGTGCTGGTTTTAAAGGAACATATGGACTAGCAATTCCACCTTCTTGAACACCATTTTCACCTTCAGGACCTCCTACATTAGTACCATCATCACCACCACCACGCTTCCACTCACTCTTTCTCTTGGAAGCACGCTTCATCGCTTCAGGGTAAGTAATCTTCTCCTCGTGCTGAACCTTTGTCACGAACTTGCGCCACGACGCAAGCACAGGGTTACCCTTTCTCTTCTTGGTGCCTTTGCCGCTCTTTTTACCGCCAGGCATAGGTTTTTTCATCATTATAGCAGCCTTTATTTCATCGTTGACAACAGAAGCATTAGCTAATTCATCAAAGAATTGTGCTTTAAGAGTATCATCACCATTTGTATAATTAGCAAAAGCCATAATTTTTTCTATGTCCATCTTAGCAATATCATCAACTACCAAATTATTTAATAAACTCAAATCCATTTTATATTATACTATATCCGCATATAATATTTTAAAAATTGAATTAAAATTTCCTTAATAATTTCATCATATAAAAATATTAATGGGAAATTATTTAAATAAAATGTCAAATAAAGTTAGAGACGAATCATTTTCAATAGACTTGCCATTGTCAAATATTATTTTGACGCGATATTTGTATTTAAAAGACGAAGTCAAACTTGCCTTCCTTGTAAGTCTCCTAAATAAAAGTGATGACGCAATATTCTGGGCTTATGAACTGTATTATAGTGGCTTCAAAATGGAGTTTTATGACTACATTTGGAAGATATATTACGACTTCTTTGCCACACTTAATCCAAGTTTTGAACAATACCTAAATAAAATGCTTAAGCCTGATAAAGATTTTGATGATAAACTTGTTAGTGCGATTGTACAAGACTTATTAATACGTCCATTCAATACGGATATATTCTTCTTGCGCACAATTTGTAGCTTATTTGAAATTGAATGTAATCTTATTACAATAAATACAGAAACCAAAATAAATATTAATAAACTATTTAATTCTACATCTATTTTATACGAGCAACTAACAAAATGGATAGAGGACAAGGATTTCAAAAGTATTGCCCAATATATTCTAAATATTGTTACATTAGATACGTCCGATAAAGTTTTGTATTTTATTTACAAGAGCGCAATTGATGTATTTGCTAATGTATATAATGTAAAACCGTCTAAAACAAAGCTCTTGAAGGAATTTGGTGTAGCGCAAGAAAGACTAAATAATGACAACTTTAATAACTTTGGAAAAAAGATGATATATGATAAGAAATTATTGTTGTTAACCAAGATTATGACACTGTTTTCGCTAAAAGAGAAGCTGGTTAAGGGAAAGAATTTCTACATTGTTGTAGACCCGGAAGATATTATACAATATGAGACAATAGAAGCAACGTCTGTAAAGCATTATAAGGTGCTAGATGTAGCACGCATTTGCGGTATTGATGACCTGAAACATTTGTCGTTGTTTCGACTAGAACGTGAAAGCTTGTTTAAAGCTGGAGAAAATACAGATAACAAAATGAAAGAGATGTATTTTAATAACTGGCTATACCACGCATCATTTTCACCAGTATGGTTTAATCGTATCAAAAAATACAGAGGATATGTTGATTATACTTGTCAAAAGGTACTATTTGTAGATGAAGACATGATGCAGATGTTTTATGATAAATATGGTTATGAGCCAGATGAACAAAGTCAAAATACGACAGACAAATGTTTGAAAATTAATAAAGGCATAAATTGGACAGAATTTCATAACAATTTTAAGGTAAATAGTCTGTTTTTAATAGATGAAGAGTTTATAGAAGAACTGAATAATGATAAAATACAATATTAGAAAAAATTGAAATTTTAAAATATATATATTATTTTTTTATAATATTATACAACAAAATGGTTAAAAATCTTGGAGGAAATAAAGCTAAAGGCTTCGCTAGAAAGCATACTACTGGCGGAAAAAAAGATAATATATTGCGTGTAGCAGAAGAAGAAGGTGAAGTATATGCGGTTGTTACAAAGATGTGTGGTAATAGCATGTTTGAATGTACTGGTATAGACCGAGTTTCTCGACTGGGTCATATTCGAGGCAAGTTTTCAGGTAAAGGAAAGCGAGATAATATTGTCCAAAATGGTGTTTGGATTTTAGTAGGAGTTAGAGAATGGGACATTAAAAAGGAAAAGGATGAATTAAAACAAAATAAGGATACAAATAGCTCAAAGAAAGAGAAGTTACCGCAATGTGACTTATTAGAAGTATATAATGATAATGATAAGGAAAGATTACGAAATGAAGTTTCTGCTGAATGGAGAATATTAGTCAAAAATGACCCAACTAGAATAGAAGATTTTGTAGAGGATGTAGATGACGCAGATGATTTTGCTGAGGAGTTTGGATTCAAGTTTGCGACGGCACATGACATCGAACGAGATACTTTGCTAAAGGAGGCAAAGTTAGCGACCAGTGAGAAGATTACCATGTCAGCAAACAATGATGGTGATAATGAAGAAGTAGTCGTAGAACAAATGGTATCAATTGACGACCTTTA